AAGCTTTTCCCAACGCTAACCAAGCATGGAAGAACGACAAGGTAAGGATCGAGATCCGTCAGCCAGATATTGGATATCGTCGTCAATTAAACAAATTACTCAGGAAACTTGACTTCAAAAAGAAAGAGATATTGATCTTTTGTGACCCTTATTTTATGGAATTTAGCCTTAATCGCTTTCAAAAAGAGATCGATTCTTTTAATGATAAATGGAATAAAAAAGACATTTTTTTCATGGGATTTCATCCCTACAACCCCGCTACAGAAGAAGATCAAGAGTTCTTGGTCAGTCCCAAAGGCGATGTTCAAATGCCTGAAAGCAAGGTTACCTATAGCATGATGCTGATACAAAAGTTCTCGCAATTATATGAAGCATCTGATAGATTAAATCGCATGGGTTATTATAAAAAATGGCCTAAAGACTATTACGACGATGTGGTAGTGTCTAGACAACAACTATATAAAAAGCTTTTTATGAAGGGAGCTCACAAATGATGGATATGAAAAAAAAGAAGCTAATGGCGATGGAAGGTGTTCAAAAGAAACGCGGTGGCGGTATGATGATGGCACCTACTAAAATGCGCGGCGGTGGAATGGCTAAGAAGAAAAACGTTAAGAAGAAAACTAAAAAGAAAAAGAAGTAATTAATGACGACTTCGGGAACAACAGACTTCAATCTTAATATAGAAGAAGCAATTCAAGAAGCTTACGAACGTTGTGGCTTGTCGATGAGAACAGGTTACGATTTACGATCTTCTAGAAGAGTTTTAAATATTATGTTTGCAGAGTGGGCAAATAGAGGAATTAATGTCTGGACCGTGAAACAGAGAACGGCAACCGTTGCAGCGAACGATCAAAGCAACACTGCTGATTTTGCTTCCGATATTGTCGATGTTCTCGATGTCGTTGTTCGAGACGGCACCACAGATTACACCGTGGATAAAATCAGTAGAGCGGAGTATTTAAATACACCTGTTAAATCAACAACAGGTCGACCAACTCAGTTCTTTTTTGACGGTCAGATTAATCCAGTGATGTATTTCTATCCCGCAGCAGATCAAGCTTATACGATTGTGTATAATGCTTTGACAAGAATTCAAGATGCAGGAGATTATACAAATACAACAGATCTACCCTTTCGATTCTATCCTTGTTTAGTAGCTGGTCTGGCTTATTACATCGCAATGAAAAGAGCACCTGAACGTATGGCAGATTTAAAATTTGAATACGAAGATGTTTGGAAAAGAGCGGCAGATACAGACGGTGGTAGAGATAGTGTGTTTTTAACACCGCAAAATTATTTTATAGGTTCATAATGGCAAGATACGCAACAGGTAAATACTCTCAAAGAATATCCGATCGTTCGGGAGCAGCGTTTCCTTATAAAGAAATGGTGAAAGAATGGAACGGTTCCATTGTCCATGTTTCAGAATTCGAAGCCAAACATCCACAGTTAATTCAAACAAAAAAACAATTAGCGGATCCCGAAGCCTTACAAATGGCCAAGCCTCAAATATCCTCTACAACTGTTTATCCACCCACTGATGGATTAAACGCCAATCAGTTTCAAAGCACGGGTATGAAACCCTCGACTCATGTTAATGCCGATACTCGAATGCAAACAATATTAGGGAAGGTAACGGTTACTACATCATGAATTATTCTGAATTATTAACCAATGTTCGAGACTACACAGAAGTAGATAGTAGTGTTTTATCTGATTCTGTTATTGATACTTTTCTTATCAACGTTGAAAATAAAATTGATCGAACAGTTGATTCTGACGCTCAAAGAAGATATGCAACCACAAGTTGTCAAGTTGACAATGCTTTTATTGATTTAACTTCCGCTCCTTCCGGCTTTCGATTTGCTCGAGCTATTCAAATAGTTAAAAGCAACGGAGAAAGAGATTGGATCGAGCAAGTTGATACGACCTTTATTGATGAATATTCTGTTACTCGAAGTGATGCTAGTAGTTCAACTAATGGTATTCCTAAATTCTGGGCTAATTGGGATCAAAATACTTTAATTTTAGCTCCTACTCCAGACGAAGCGTATGCCTTAGAGATGTGGTACGATGAAACTCCAGAGAGACTCAGCAGTACCAACACTACAACATACATTTCAAATAATGCACCAGAGGTTTTATTGTATGGAGTGCTCTCTGAAGCATATTCCTACTTGAAAAATCCTCAAGAAATGCAATTATACCAACAGAAGTTTCAGGCGTCTTTGAGCGATTGGGCTCAAGATCAAATGGGACGTAAACGTAGGGACGAGTACACGGATGGCGTGTTACGAATTCCGTTAAGGTCAGTAGATCCGGGAGGTAAATAACTATGGCTATAAACCAAGCAGTATGTGCAACGTTTAAAGAGCAACTTCTAGATGGCGACCATGATATCAGTAGTGATACATTAAAGCTCGCCCTCTATTCAAATTCAGCTACTTTAGACGCTAATACAAGTGCCTATTCCGCTTCAAACGAAGTTGGTAACTCAGGCTCTTATTCAGCAGGTGGTGGAACACTTGCAAATGCAAACGTTAGTTTAACAAAAACCAATGCAACCGCTTCAACAGCTTTTGTTGACTTTGATGATTTATCATTCACTACAGCAACAATCGCAGCTCAAGCAGCGTTGATTTATAACACTTCATCTGCAAATGTGAATGCAGCAATCGCAGTGTTAGATTTTGGTGGTGTGAAAACATCAACTAACGGAACATTTACAATTCAGTTCCCAACCAACGACGCTACAAACGCAATTCTAAGAATTAGCTAAGGCATAGTATTTACAAACACGAGCGATGTTTGTAGTATAAGCTATGTCTTTTGCTGATTCACCCTTTGCTAGTGCGCCCTTTGCGGCAACAGGAGAAGCTAACGCTACTGTTGTATTAACGGGCTTTCAACTAAATATTGCAGAGAACAACTTAACTGTTTCCGCAGGAGGCAGTGTTGTTACGGGATCAGAAGAAAATATAATTGAAACGTTCTTAGGAACGGTCATCGCAGAATCAGAATCGATTGTTGATGTTACTGGTGTTGAAGCTGGTGCTGAGACAGGAACAGCCGTTGCGTTAGCTAGTGCCACTGCATCCGTTAGTGGAGAAGAAATAGAATCTAATACAGGAACGCCTGTTGTTTCAGCAAACTCCAATAGTGATGTCACAGGAGAAGTTTTAAGTACCGAACTAGGCACTGAAGTTGTCACGGCTAGCGCTCTTGTTCAACCTACAGGACTAGAGATCTCTTTTGCAGAAGGCACTGTTGTAACTACAGGAACAGCTAATATTGATGTTACGGGAGAACAGATTGATTCTACCTTAGGAACCGAAGTTATTGTTGCAGATGCCAATGTTGATGTCATAGGATTAGAAGCTTCTCTTACAGACGGTACTGTCGAAGTCATTGCAAATGCAGACGTCATCGTTACAGGTCTTAGTATTCAATTTACAGAAGGCACGGCTGAAGTTACAGGAACAGCAATAGTTGATGTCACGGGAATAGAAGTATCCACCGAACTAGGAACAGAAACAATTGTTGCAGATGCTAATGTTGACGTTACTGGATTAGAAATCAACTTCACCGAAGGAACAGCAACCGTTGAGGCCAACGCTACTGTTGTTCTTACAGGGCTAGAAATTAACTTCGCAGAGGGCACAGTAGAGGTTAATGCAGGAGCCACGGCTGAAGTTACAGGACTAGAAATTTCATCACAAAGTGGTAATGTTAATATCACTGGTGATGCTAATTTTAGTGTCACAGGACAGATATTAACATTTGCGATTGGTCAAGAAACGATTGTCGATGCGTGGGAAGAAGTCAAAACTAACGCATCAAATTCGTGGACAGAAGTCGCAGCATAAGGTATAAAAAATCATGGCATTTCAAGTAGCAGATAGAGTCAAAGAAACCACAACCACCACCGGTACAGGCACTCTTGATTTAGGGGGAGCCGTTGCAGGATTTGAAACCTTTGTCGCTGGTATAGGTAATGGGAATGAAACCTATTATGTTATAACTGACCCTAATACAGGTGATTTTGAAGTTGGTGTGGGCACCGTTACGGATGCAGCTACGGACACTCTTTCTCGTGACTCTGTTATTAGTTCTTCTAATTCAGACTCTTTAGTTAATTTTGGAGCGGGAGAAAAAGATGTATTTTGTTCTCTCCCTGCAAGTAAAAGTTTTTTATTATCAAGTGATGACACTGCTGTTATTTCAAATATTAATGCCTCTGCTTTAACTGCAGGAACGGTAGCTGATGCAAGACTTTCTGCTAATGTCACTCTAAACAACGCTTCAACAATTTCTACAGGTACTCTTGCTCAAGCAAGATTAGCAAATTCTAGTATCACGATTAACGGAACAGGAGTTGCTTTAGGTGGCTCCATAAACGTCGGTGATATTACAGGTGTCACTGCGGGTAATGGTTTAACAGGCGGAGGAACCACAGGTGCAGTGACTCTCAATGTGGGAGCAGGAGCTCTAATAGACGTGACTGCCGATGCAGTGGATGTGGACTTATCTGAATTGACAGACATGACAGATGCAATGGTAGGCACTGATGAGTTTGTTGTATTAGATGCCTCATCTCAAAAAAGAAAAGCTGCTCAAGAAATAAATTTAAGTATTTTCAATAATGATTTACCAGGTGACATTGAAGGTGTTACTGCGGGATCTGGTTTAACAGGCGGAGGAACTTCTGGAACAGTCACTTTAAACGTTGGAGCGGGAACAGGTATTGACGTTTCAGCAGATGCAGTCGCTGTTGATGTTTCTGATTTCATGACTAACGGTGCTAACAATCGTGTAGTCACTGCAACAGGCACGGATGCAATGAATGCTGAAGCTAATATGACTTTTGACGGATCTGTTTTATCTGTCACAGGAAACGTAAATGCTTCTTCTACTTTTAACGGTTCAGGTGCAGGATTAACAACTTTAAATGCTTCAAATGTTTCTTCAGGCACTTTAGATAATGCAAGACTTTCTGCTGTTCCTAATTCAGCT